CCGTATTTTGAAAACCCTACTCCAATCTGATCAATCGACATCGACTTCGCAAGATTGCCCATTTGACCGACAAGACTCATGACCTGATTGGTAAGATTCCGAATAACCTGACCTCCGGCAATGCCAAGTGCTGAAAAGCGGTGCGTAACTGTATCGATCAAGCCCCCAAGTTTGTCGAAGCCAACCGCCTCTCCAAAGCTGTTCAGACTCTTATCGAGCTTGTCCAAAGTTCTCAATGATTCTTCGGCGTGCTTTTCAAAATTATTGTTGTTAAGGCCAAGCTTTACAATTCGCTCGTCAATCGTCATGAATTACGGACCTCCTTCCAGGCAGATTCTGCAATCTGATCAAAAATTGGCTGAAGGGCAGGATTGATGTAATCTCTGCCCTGAACGTATCCACCGGTTCCGGTTCCATGTCCATACTGAAGAATTAGAGCAATCGAAAAACCGTCGTTTATATTGCTGTTTTTCCAATATAGATTTGCACCTTCTGATGTAAACTCGATTTCATATGACCATCTTGATGCAGTGTCACCGGTATCTTTCGGCGTAGCTTCCGAAAGAGCTTCAACGCCTTTTCTTCCATACTTGTTTAAAACTGTACGTAGAGACGATCTTGAGGCAGTCTTTAATAAACCTCGAGCATGTTTAAAACTCCCACTGACGCTGCGAGTAATCATAATCAATCATCCTTTAGTTCCATACTTTGCACGGCGCGACGCATTAAGTGCATGATTTCGCCGAAGAATTTCATTCTTTGGCATTTTCTTAGGCGGCTGATTTTTAATGCTCGCGACTTCAATAAGCATAAACAAACGATTGATATGCCACTTTTCGCAACTAAACGGAATATTCAAGGCTGTCATCCAATAATAAATTAATTCGCTTGTAATGACTTCCCGTTTCTTCTTCATATCGGTCCGGTTAATTGTTGTCGCGGTCATAGGATCGTTAATATAATCAAAAATCTCTTTCTCGTTCTGTCGAGAAAGACCATAACAGAAATATGGATCACCGCCTGAAATAGCCATGCATCTAATATAATCCATCATTTCTTCTCTTGTTTTATCTGTATTTGAAAAGAATGGCTTATGCCATTTAGACTCCCATTTTGAAATACTTAAAAGAGAATGCTCAAGCGTTACGCTTTTTGACTTAATTTCAATAAATTGATTCTGAGTTTCGTCGTATAATTCTCTTTCAGGAATTTTTATTGTGATCGGCATTGTTGTCCAATCCAAGTTCTTCGCTGAGTCGTTTCTGTTCCTCTTTCAATGCGGCTTCATCAAGATCAGCCGGGAAAATTCCTCGAAGCAGCGGTTCAATATCCTTAAACCCTTCTTCTGTCAAAAGAGGCATCAGAAGAGCTGCATAGGCTTCCGATGATTCAAATTCGTCAGCGAGAGAGCATCCGTTAATTTTCTTAACAAACTTCCCGGTTTCTGTTTTAACACCATATGCGGCGAGAATAACGGTCTGAAGAAATGAGACAATCGGTTTCCATGCAGGATCTCCTTCCTTCATGTTGGTAATCAGCATGCGGTAATAACCTTCAACTCCGCCATAATCCGCATACTTCATATTGAGATTCATAATCTCAGCTCTTGTAAGATTCAAACGGACTACTTCTTCAACGTCCTTTCCGTCAAATCCTTTATAATGCACTGTTTTTGCAATCATATCGGTTCTCCTTTCAAATAAAAAAAAGAGGCTGCCATGTTTCAGACAGCCCCTAAACAACCTTAGCTCAGAAGAGTAATCACTTCATTGGGAAGCGGCAGATAAGGTTCTGTATTTTCTGTTCCATACAGCGCATCTTCCAACGCCTTAAGTTTCGCATTCTGAGCACCGTTCTCTCCCTTCGGGAACTTAGTGCTGTCGATCGTAAGAAGTGCCGTAGGCTTGTGACCAGCGACATCAACCGGAACTGTAGTAAACTCCCAGCTGAACTGGATAGGCTCCGGGCTATCATTGATCGTCTCATAGCTTCTCTCAGACGGAGAAGCAGAAGCGCCGTAGATCAGATGGATCTTATAGCCATGGGAGTCAAGATCCGTATCGTTACCGATCGTGCTGACATAGCTGAAACCGAATGTCTTTCTCGGCTGCTGACCGATTACAACACCGCTCATAAGGGAAGCGCTGCCGTCAATTTCTGCCCATTCGTCCGGAAACGTGTAAGCCTCGATTGTACCGCCGAAGTTTTCAACACCGCGAAGAGACAGATACTTGATATCATCGGCGTAAATATCATTCGCGTCACCGCCGTCTGGAGATTCGGAGACTGACGTCAAGCCATTCCAGACAACTCCAGGCGAATACGGGTGCTGGTTCTCGCCGGTCTTGGTGCTATCATAAGGATACAGTACACCCTTTTTAGTACCAGTTTCGTAGAGTTTTTCTCCCGTCTGGTCCCATTTAAGAACTGCCATAATAGTTCCTCCTATTAATAATAAATCATAAAAACATCGTGATGGAGATTATCCGCTACAAAATGCCTTTCGTAGTGGCAATGACCAAAACGCTGCATCACTGCCTCTAGCATTTCCGGATCCGGCTCATCACGATTGATGTATGTTACTTGATACCCAGGACGAAACAGATAGGTCTTATCATTCGCCTTGGGCTGATATGCAGTTGTACGTTCCATGACGAAACATGGATAGTTAATTCCGGTAAAGAGATAAGCCTCCCCTTCACCGTTTGTTCCGGCGTCTGGAGAGGCCTGAAAATACACTTCATCCGTGCCGAGCAGGTCTTTAAGTTCCTGTATCAGAAGGTCCGACCGTCGCTCCATTGTATGCTCCTCCCAGCGTCAGAATAAGTCGTGGGTACTGCAAGGAGGCTTCTGTAACCTTCCATGCGGTACCCATCCACTTTACATATTTAATTGATCCAACGTGACTGCGAGCATACGGATCAACCAGAATCGAAATCTGCTGAGACGGAGTTATCGTATCGTTAACGGCATTTCCGGCCTGATAGCGAAGACTACGTCGAAGAACATCTCCGGCATACTTGTATTCAACCGGTTTTAAAGTTTTCACACCAGGACGCTTCTCGGTCACTTCAACAAATCCGACTTCTCCGTAAAATTTCACGCAATCACTTCCATTTTGAATTTGTAATTCAGATTTCTGCCGTTCGGCAGTTTAGGAATTTAAATTATGCGACTTCCTCTTCAAGAACGATGAAGCTGTAGATACGAGTATTCGCACCGGACACGCGGGTCTCGATCAGGCTCTTGAGCTGGTTGAAGTCAATGTCGAAGTCGGTGAAGTGGGTGATCTCGCCGCCCTTGGTAGCACCGATGTTGTAATCATTGAGGTTACCGATGATCGCAAGCAGACGATAGGTCTTAGCAGAAGCGCCCGAGCCCTCGGTGCGGGTCAGATTCTCGAATTCAGGAACATTGTAAACGCCGTTCACACCAAGCGTAGAGGTAAGTTCGGCCTTATCCTTGTACAGACGGCGGCCGTTCAGATCCTTCGCGAGCTGGATCTTATTGAAGAAACGCTGAGCACAGAACATATCCATGTTGCCAGAACCGCGGTAATCGATCATTGCATCAAGGATGGTCTCTTCAACCGCCTGAGCATAAACATAGTTCGTGCCGAAGCCCGGATCGTTCTCAGCCGCAGTAGCGGAGACAACCTTGCGAATGGTGAAGATACCGTTATCGGTCCAGATAGGACGAATACGCTCTTCATTGATCTTGTCATCAGAAGCAGCATCGCGTCCGTCACCGATCAGAATCGCACGGGCAAGCTCCTTCTCGAGCTGCATACGGTCGATCTTGTACTGATAATCGACATAGTCGAAATCGGTAATATCAACGACGTCATCACGGTTCAGAGCGCTCTTTGCATAAATGGGCTGAGGCTCAGGGGTACGCTTCGCAACAGTGTAGTTGTCGGCCAGGGTCTTTTCCTTACCCTTCTGATAACCCTTCGCACGGATGCCTTCGATCTCACGAAGATCAACCTGAGAAGTACGGATACGGCTGAACGGGCTGCGGTGAACCTTATTCAGGACCGCCTTTACCCATGCCTGATCATTGGTAACGAGCTCGGGGGCACCAGGGCGAACGTCATGCCACTCAGGGAACAGGGCGTCAACGCCGGCAGGAGTCTGTCCGGAGGGATAAGAGGTGAAGCCGCTCACAGGAGCCAGATCGTCATGCTGCAGGCCATGATCTTCGGCGAACATGGCAAGGGCGTCCTTGAAACTACCGTTCTTTCTGGCATAGTCAAGAATCGCCATCTGATCGTCGTGGGTCAGAACGGGGCCGTAAGCTTCATCATTGTCAAACACATTGTGCTTCATAGTGGTATCTCCTTCATCTTCATCGTCTTTGTCATCGCTGCCGCCCTTAGCGTCTTCCAGCGCCTGACCGATCATAAAATAAACAACTTTCTTCTGCTCTTCCGTCAGTTCGTCAAATACGTCCTTAACGGTCTTTTCTTTTGCATCTGCCATTTTTGATTCCTCCTCGGCGTCTTCCGCCTTTTCATTCTTTTCTTCCTTCTGCTCCGGCTTCTTTTCCTCAGCTTCAGGTTTCTTTTCTTCTTCCTCGTCATCTTTATCGGCGTGGAAAAGTTCGATAGGTTCTCCGGTATAAACGACAGCTTCGTCGAGGAGATCCTCATAGCTCTCGTCTGCGGTTCCCTCTCCGTGAACAAGGATCGGGTTGTCAATGTAAGCGCCAGGATTTGCTCCGGCGAGAACAATGCTCACTTCTCGGATCAGACCGTGCAGTACGTCTTTTCCTTCCTGAACAAGGCGGTTGGCATAAATCGACAGCGACACAACGTCTCCGTGCTGAACAGCAGATTTGACAAGCTGTGCATTCGGTGTATCGTTAAAGCTGCAGTACGCATAAACGCCATCATTCCGGTTCTCAAGAAGAGCATGACCGAGAATGCTTGCAGGATCGCTATGCTGATGCTGATACACCAGTGGAACTGTCTGGCCGTCGTTGTCTTTAAAGGCATCGCGACGAATGACTCTTCCATCTGCGCAGAGGAGATCGTTCTTTGTCGCCCAACCGCTAAAGTCATACTTGTTTGCCATTTTGAATTTGCTCCTTAAAAACAGAATCGTCGCCAACATCAGCATTACCTTCCGGGGTTACATCCGGAGGAACTTCCTGATTATTGGACGACTGGTTAAGATTCTTATTCCTCAATTCATCAGCTTTCGGATCTTTTGACGGTTTAAAGCCAATCAAGCCACGGACCTCATTCGAGGAGAGAATCTCGTTACGTGTGAATTTATCAGCGATATCGGCGATACTAGACACCGGTACCAGCTTAAAGGGATCTCGGAAGAACATGAAAGTCTGCCCTTTTGTTCTTGCAGTCTTTGTTAAGAACTTCCTGTTAAATTCGCCGGTTATTGCAGAAAGAATCGGTTCAACAATGCGATTGTAGTAATTCATCATTGTCTGCTCGTTGGCAGTGCCATTTAAGATCTCGTTCGTAATCCCAAGCTGGCCCATTAGTGTCTCAGTCAGGTATTCGATCTGCTTCATTAAATTGTTATCCAACGAACGATTCAGCTGAATTACTCGCTCGGTTCCGTCGGTATACGCAATGCCATACTTGGAACCGGCCAATTGCATCTCGATATCTTTTCGACGCTGTTCTGCCTGCGCCCGGCGTGCCTCCGTTTTAATTACGTACGGAAGCTGTATAATGAGGTCAAGTTTTCCGGCACTGCTCTGCTCATCAACATCATCAAGAAGCCGCAGTTTTCGAATTAACCTCTGCATAGTGGAGTTTGGCTCATTCATAACCGAATAGAACGGATTCTCCACAATGGCTACCATTTCTTTAGGAAGAGTTACTTCCTGTCTCTGACCGTTCCGGTCATTGTACAATTCGATCGTTACGTGCCTCGGCATCCATTTTGTAATCTTGCCGGTTCGCATGGTGTTAATATCATACGATCCGCCTTTGTACGGATTTGTTGTCGTATCAACCGGAACACATGCAACGACACCCTCATCCAGCATCGACTGCACAATATCACGCATGAATGCTCTGGATTCCTGGTCAATATTCGCCTCGATGCTGAATATCGCATTCAATCCGGAATCAATGATGCCAGAAAATCTGCCGTTGGAATCTGTCTTTACGTGACGAATATCAATCGAGGAGCAGTCAGTTGCGATACGGTTGTAAATCGAATTGATGATCGTACGCTCGTTTCCGATGCGAATACGATGCCGATCCTGTCGATATGAATAATTACCGTAGGAATATACCGGCTGCGTAACGGTCGGATCTTTGTTATTGATGAAGGCATTCCAGCCATGCTGGAGCCTTTCCATAAATGTTGGCATTGGAATATGCCTCCTATCAATTGGTTAAAACCCGAAAATGGGCATAAAAAATCCGCCCCTTTGAAGAATAAAGAGACGGTTTTAAACTACGATAAAGATTACTTCTTTTTAGAATCTTTATATGTATGCATATCAGAAATATCCTGATATGTTTTAATGACACTGCTTACAGTGTAAAGACCGGCGGCACCTTTTAAAATATTTCCAGCTACACCGGCGCCAGCGACTATTCCGTAATTTCCTCTCGAAGCTCCATACCGTTGAGCAGTAATTAAAGCGCCAACAGTAAGACCCGCGCCTACACCGTACGCAATTCTCCTTCCAAAATGCCTTCCAACAGCACCTAAATCGCTTCTTCCGGCTTTTACCAACGCTTCTCCACGAGCGCGTCTTGTTTCATAATCGGCATTTATCTTTCTACCGCCCATTCGATTAATCTGCCAGTTTTTACTTCTCTGATTTTTGTCACTTGGACGAAAACGAGAATTGCCAAATAAATCTTTATTGTAGCGTCTTTTTCCGTCAGGAGTCAGCGTTCCATCAGCATTTTGGAAACGTCTCAATCCCCATTTCTGGCCTTTAATGCCATGATGCATCAAGTAGTTATCTTCGTAGTAGATCATTTTAAAACTCCTTAACGATTTCCAGAACGCTCGTAAACGCCAGTCAAATAATTCATCTGCCTAACGGTACGATCCATTTCTTCCTGTCGTTTACGCTGCTGTTCATTATACCGACGTTCTTCTTCGCGACGACGTTCTTGCTCCTGTCTAGCTCTTTGCTGCCGCAAAGCCCGATGAGTATCGGCATAATTCTTCTTGCTTTTCTTTATACCGCCTTCAGACTTATACTTCTCGTATTCTTTGTTAAGGTTCTTATATCCACCATTTTTATACTTTTCATTAGCACGATTTGAACTGCCAGAAGTTAAATAATCATAGAACTTCTGCCCAGATGACATTTTTGATCTTGACTGTTTTACATCATCAAAGTACATTTTCTTACAAACGTCATCAACAACCTGTTTCGCTATAGAATTATTATATCCGCTGATATCATTAAGCGTTCTACTCAAAGGATTTTGGCTTCTTCTTAGATCTTCCTTTACTTTCTTTTGCATCGCACTTTCCATTTCGGAAGAATTCTTAGCAGAATTAATTCGCTTATTAATCTCAGCATCTTTTTCCGCAGTCTTATGATTTTTAGCATTAATTTTCTCTTGCCGACGATCAGCTTTTCTTTGATCTGCTTTAGCCGCCTTTTCCAACATTTGCTCTTTTGCTGCTTTATTCATTGATGCCAGTGTTTTATTACCAAGCTTATTATAAACACGCTCATTAATTCCATATGCGCTAGCAAGAGCACGCCGTACATTTCCTCCAGCAGATTTTCCAAAATATCGAGCTTTCCCAGCAGCGTTAAAAGTGCCGTCCGCATTTTGCCATCTACGTTGGCCCCATTTCATTCCTTTAAGGCCGTAATGGCAAAGGTAATTAGATTCGTAATAGATCATTTTGAATCTCTCCATAAAAATCTAAGAGGGTTGCTTTTTAAGGCAGCCCTCTTAACAATTTTTATTTTCGTCTTCCATTAACTTTTTTATCAATTTAAGAGTTATTTGTTCATTCGGATGCTTCTTCTGATACTTTTCGATTAATGATAATGCTAAATCATATTCGCCATCCGAAAGTCCCATAGAACTAAATTTCGGTCTTGCGATACTCTCATAAATCGGCCCAATTATTGGAATTTTTGTTATGACAGAATATAGCACCTTATGCATTAAATAGCCTCCTATTGATTATAATAATTTCTAACAATATCCTTATAAGACAACTTAGAATTTGGATGCTCTTTCTTATAATCAGCAACTATCTGCTGCTCTTTTTTACTTTGAGACGCCTTTGACACACCAACAATGCCAGCGGTAACTGCTCCAAACTTTGCCAGATTTGGTGCCATTGCTTTAGCGCCAATGTCCAAAGTAACAAGAGCATTCTTTTTATTAATCTCTGAATCACTCAACTCACGAACATTGCTTACATTAACTTTATCTTTTGCATTAAAAATAATAACTGGCATATTAGTTCCGAAACCGCTAAACTTTTTATCATTAACGTCCATTATAGCATTATAGCCTTTCTTGGACAACGCATCATAATATCGCTTAGCAACGTCCGAATTCTTAGCACTTGCACCAAGCTGCTGGTTGAAATATTCATAAACGCTTTTATCAACTTTACCACTTTGGATAGCTTTTTGCATTGCTGGATTAAATCTAAATTGATCAGAAAACGCCTTCTTAAATTCTGGGTCGTTGCTCATCAATTCTTGTAACGCTCCTTTTGCACTTTTTGTTGAAGCCATTTTAAATGACTCTTTGGCATTTATTGTTTTCTCATAAACATTCTTCGCGGCCGTTCCATACGTTCCGGCTTTAAGCTGTTTAGCATATAGCCCAGCGTATTTAGCATTGTCCATCTTTTTATTACCAAAAGTAGCATAAAATGCATCTTGAACGCCAGCCGTATCCGACGTAGCCACACGCTTAAAGGATACATCGGATTTTATAACTCTGTCAACATTATTCTCAACATATTTACTAGCACCATAAGCCACTGCGGCAGTTACTGCAATACCGGCCGCAATTTTTAATGCTTTTTCAGTTCTTGCTCTTTTGTATGCTGCAAGTTCAGCTTCTTCCGCCGTCATGCCTTTTGCTTTATACTCTTCTTCAAGTTTAAGCCTTCGCTTAGACTTTGGCCTGACATCAGATTCCATCCGTTTTCTGGCTTTTTCATCAGAAAGATCCTGCTTTGCAAATCGAATGGCATTATCGGCACGAATAAGCGCCTTTTTTTCTTTTTCATCCGTCATTAATCCGCCGGCACTTGCTTTATTATATGCTTTATATGCTTTATCTTTGGCAACTTTCGCCTGTTTTAGCTCTGCCTTACGCTTCTGAACATCGGGATCATTTTGAAGCTTCATAACGCTAATTGGACGATGAGACGATGACTTACTAAAGTATCGAGCTTTCCCAGCTTCATTAAAAGTACCATCTTCATTTTGCCAACGACGTTGACCCCATTTCATTCCTTTAAGGCCGTAATGGCAAATGTAATTAGATTCATAATAAATCATTTTGAATCTCTCCACAAAAATCTAAGAGGGTTGCTTTTTAAGGCAGCCCTCTTAATTCGTCAATATTTACTTTTTCATAACTCTCATGCTCGAAAGAATTTCAATTAAAGATTCGCCGTTCCGCTTTCTACGGTCAAGTTCTAAAAGTTCTCGATTCGTGAGTTTCCTTCTCAGTTCAATATAACATCCGCGTGATCTGTCATAAATATAGTTTTCCTTTAGATACTTTTCTTCTTTCAAATTACGACTTCGCCTGATACCTCGAACCATCTTCTCGGCAGTTGCAGTCAAAACCGGAACAAGAACAATAATCTCTTTACTATGATTATTCCAGAGCCACTTCAGTTTTTCTTCCTGACAATACGTCCAGTTATCGAGTTCCCATTTCCAAACTTTGGCCTTCTGCTTAAGTTCTTCTTTTGTCATATTCTTTCTCCTTTATTAGAATCATTTGGAATAAATACTTCCAATAAAGGAACTGTTTAAAATGCGAAACAATCAACAAACCGAAGATACACGTCTAATAAATTCTCATCTAAATGCCACAAAGCCTTTATTGCCATCCAATCCGGAACGCCGTAATATGAGGCAGCAACGGATCCCGTAATACATGCAATCGTATCCGTATCTCCTCCAATGCTTACCGCCAGGCGAATCGCATCTTCGAAATTCTCGGATTCCAGAAATGCTTCAATTGCTTGTGGAACCGACTGACTACATTTAACATGGAATTCATAATCATCTCGAATTTCATCAAGTGTAAAATCGATTGGATAATAATTTGTGCAAACAATATCACGTATTTCTTTTTTACTCGATCCTTGAATTGCTTCCCAGATTGAAACGGCAACGGCTTCTGCACCTTTAAGCGCTTCCGGATGATTGTGTGTTACTTCCGTAACTTTATTAACCATGGAGAGCATTTCATCTTTGTCTTTTGCCAAATAAGGAATCGATGAAATTCTCATGGCAGAGCCATTACCAAAACTTCCGTATGGCTTTGGTTCATCGGAAAAAATCCAATTAAGAAATCTTCGCCCATATCCAAAGTCATAATACATCCGGCCAAATCGTTGCATGGACTCAATGGCACATTCCGAAAGATCGGTTTTGGTTTCGATTGAATTCATTACTGCATCGGCAATTGCCAAGGTCATTATTGTATCATCCGTTGGACAGCAATCTTCATGAAAGAGTTCAAAGTCTTTTCCTTTATGGTCAGTTCCTTCAAATCTCGATCCTACAATGTCCCCAATAAATGCTCCGGTTAGTCTAAAATCCATTCTTTCATTTCTCCTTTTTCAAAAATATTAGAGAACGTAATGCTCTCTAATAAGAGAAATGTAAAAATTGCGAATTATCTGAAGGCACCTCGCATTACTCGTGCATCAAAGTTATTCTGTCCGACCTTATTCATAATATCCCTTGCAACTTTTTGTCCGTAATCAGCGGCTTTCTTGTCAAGGCCCGTATAGTGGAGTCCCATGTAAATGGCAATTGCGGTAGCTCCTGCATACGCAGTATTTCCTACAGCAGCATTGATGACTCCTTTTGTAGTCTTTTTAACTGTATTCGCAGCGTCTCTTGCTTTTCGTTCGGTTCTTGCTTTTGCGGCGTGATCCGCCATATCCTGTTTTTCCAAATATCGATCAAATTCTTCTTTGTATGCAGAATCTTTAGATCTCTGATTAACTTTTGCTTTAATCAGTTTTCTTCTGGTACCGGCGCCTTCGCCATAATACATCTTGGCACGGGCATACTCTTTAGCATCTTTCTTAGCATCTAATCTTGTTCTCAAGGGAGCTCTTCGTTTCTTTCCGGCTTCCGTGTAAGTACCATCCGGATTCTGGTAGCGCCTTACGCCCCATTTCTGACCTAGAATACCGTGGTGCATCAGGTAGTTGTCTTCGTAATATACCATTTTGAATTTTCCTCCAAACTTACTCGAACGCATCCTTATTATGCTTATAGGCAATATATGCGTCCATCATTGCGGACACGTTATCGATCTTTTGCTCTCTTCGTTTCTTAAGAAGCTTACGATTTCCATTCGTATCCTCAATCGTAATGCAGTTGCCCATACAAAACGACATAAGCTCCTGATCGAACAAGAGCATTCGTTCGTTTGCATAATGCTTCAACTCTCCGAGAGGAACAGATTCTGTCTTAGCGCCCTGAATTACTTTCTCAATTCCGAACGGACCATTCTCAGTTTCCCATCGCTCAACAAATTCTTTCGCGTTATACGGGTCAAACCCAAAACAACGAACGTCATATTCATTATCGATAATGAACTGATCCAAGTCATCGTATACGAGCATCATGTCGAGCACGACGCCATCAAGTACGATCAAACTTCCCTCTTTGATAAAATCCTCGTACTTTGTATGCATAGCCAAAGGAAGCTCCGACATTGTCTTGGAAGTAATATAACTTCGAACTTTTACTCCGAATTTTCCATCGCGTGTTGGAAACAGGAACGTAAATGCACAGAAGTCATCTCCCTGGGAAAGATCCGCGCCAATGGCACATGGCAAACCCCAGAAGTTTCGCTTCCTGTGCGGAAGTGTTTCTTCATATGTAAAGAAATATGTGAATCCTTCCATAGGAAGATTGAATCTCTTAGCAAGAATTTCGTTTCTCTGATCTGGAAAATTCTCAGCCTTAGCTACATCTTTCTGATACGCCGAGTAAGTAACAGTATGCCCAAGATTTGGATTTGCTTTAATCCACATTCTTGGATCACCAACCTCATGAATATCATCAAGCTGATAATACCAAATGGACACGTCGTCAAATGCTTCTCCGGTCTCGTCGTCATCAAACTCGCCTCTGAGAATCTTCATAAGCTGCATTTTGATAGAGTCGCCGGATCCGTTTCGAACGGTTCCCTCAGAACTTGTGGCAATAATCAGGTAATCATCTACGCCACCTTTAGCACAGCCCTGCTCAATAGCAGTAATAGGATCTTCTCGAATATCTCCGGAAAGCCATTCGTCAACGCTCGCACATTTACAGCGAAGTCCCTGAAGTTTATCGATACTGAAAGGCCTGATTTCAAGAAGAGAATTCGTAAGAAAATCCTCAATGCCTTTTTTCGTGGAAGCAAGTTTTACGCGATTCACTTTTGATCCGGTTGTGTTCTGAAGCGATCCTTCGGTTAGAAATTGAAACAGAGGACCTCTAGCTCGAACAATTGAAGTTTTTATAGGGCTTAGAACTTCTTCTGCCTGCTTCATTGTAGGAGCTGTTGTTATCTGATGCGTAGTCGATGCATCAACCGTTAGGAAATAACTTTGAATTGCGGAGGCATACATCGACTTTGCAGCGCCTCGTCCAACAATTAAAAACTGCTTTTTCGTAAGACGATTTTTATAACGGACATTCTTATAATAACCGCCGTGCCCGTCTTCATTCGGAACGTATACACTTCGAGTATCAAAGTAATACCATCCGAATACTTCTTCCGCCCAAAGCTTAAATGTATCGAGCAAATGCAGATCGCTTCCGTCTGTAAGGGTCAATTCTGAGTTGCAGTAATCGATAAATCCTTCGACAACCGCGTCGTCATAATAATACCTCGGATTCGCTATCAACCGATCAATACGGTTCATTTCCATTTCAACCCATCTGCAGATCGGGATTTCGCCTCTCAACACAGCGTCCCGAAACTGTCCGTAATAGGTCGGAACCGCCGTATTGGATAACGCCATTTTGAATTTTCACCTCGAGATTGCAGATATGAAAGAATTGTGGTATAGTTGAATTCGTGAAAGGAGATGATTCATTTGGGTAAGAAACCGTCTTGGGATTGGTTAAAAGGAAACGATTCCGATGAGGTCCATCACATCGAATGGCCTTGGGGCAACGATGATGATCAGCCAGATTACGACGATAGCGAAGAAGGCGGGGCCGATGATTATACATCGAGTCGTCCATGGGGCCTCGATAATGATGGATATTAGTCAAACAAGCCAAAGCTTTGAATAAGGATCAGCATTTGCAATAATCGACGCGACGGCAACGGTTCCTGCCGTAGCAAGAAATGGAAGAACAACTTTCTGGCCTTTTGCAACAACTGCAACGGCGATCGCTTCGGCGGATTTCTCTCCAACTTTTTCCAAAACTTTCTTTGACATTCCCTTGCCGTTTTGAGATTTACTTTTAGCATTCGCCATCTGCTCAAGCGCCTGTTCATTTCTCATTCGGTTAAGACGATCCTGAAGCTCCCTGTCTGAAAGTTGATCACGGTTCTTGTAAAGTTCTTTAGCATCAGTAGACTTTACAAGTTTATCGTGGTCAACTTTATTATTCTCTCGTTCTCTTTTTCGTCCGAGAGGAGTTCTGGTGCCGTCTTTATTTTGAAATCGACGGACACCCCATTTTTGGCCCATGATTCCGTGATGAGCCAGATAGTTATTATTAGTTTCGTAATACATGTCAGGCCCTCACTTTCCTGCAATATTAAAAAGAGAGCCCTAAGGATAACCCCAAGGCTCTCTCGTTTTTACTTAGTCGTTCATACCAGCGGCACGAATCATCGAAATGTACTTCTTGAGTTCCTGCTTCTCATAATCAGAAGCGGATGTGTCAAAAAGCTTTTCGAGACAGGAGACCGCACGGTCGCTGATGCTGTGACGACTGTAGCCGCGCCCACGATCGGAATATTCAGGACCGTAGTACGGATCGCCGCAATAGCTGCGGTTCATGAACTCAGAAGGATATCCTGGATATCCGGAGTAGCCATCAGAATTGCTCTGATACCAGCCACGAACGCCGTAATTCGGATTTCCATAGCTTCCACGGTTCATGTTACCATAACTGCGATCCGAGTAAACGGCCCTCTCAGGCATGCCATAAGAAGTGATATGATACTGACGGTAAGGTTCGCCGTGCATAGAATATCCACGCTCGGCATACTCACCGGGTTCTTTCTTCTCTTCCTCGGCCTTGCACTCCTCAATACGACAGCAAAGCTCGTCGTACAGATGAAGACCGTCAATAGCGGCTTTTGTTTCGGCAGGAGAGAGGTCATTCTTCTGCATGAGTTCGTCGAGGCATTTTGCGACGACTTTCTTCATGTTTTCCATGGATTCAGTTTTCAGTTCCATTTTGAATTTCCTCCTCACTTCTTCTTGAACACAATATTCGCAGCCTGGACCAGAATAGGTGTAGTTCCAGTGTTACGAATACTGAGCGTCTGGCAGCATCCCTTCCAAATAGACACGTTGGCAGCTCTGGAGACATTAAAGTACTGTTCAATAGCGGCCGGCGTAACTTCCATTTCGGTTCCTGCCAGAGTATTTCCATCAAGAGCGAACGCGACCGAAATAGGTCCAATGGTCTCCCCTTCAGGAATGGCGATATTAGCGCCGAAATCCACCATATAGTCTACAGTAGCCGGCTTGCAGCAGCCTCTCCGAACG